CCTCGGCGTAGGTTCGCCGTCGTTGTATTTGTTGTCCTTGTTTTATTGTTTTTATTACTTCTGGTCTTTTTTCGTGCCATTCGTCATTCTCCGTTAGTATTTGCAATCCTGTTTTATTTTTGTCTTCCCAATATACTATTGGTATTCCATCATATGTTGCTTCCACCATATGTATATCTTTAAATATTCCGTCTCCTTGTCCTTCGATCCAAGGTTCTACATATTTTACTGGTTTATAATGTAGGCGTTCGTACATTTCCTCGTCGGTGTACTCTATTTCCGTTATATCGTCGTAGTAATCTGTTACTAATTCGGATAACGGTTCGTGTGAATATTTGTCTTCCCACTCGTTGACAAAAGTTTTCATGAAATTTTCTCTTGTTTTGCCTTGCATCATAAACCCTTTCTCTCTGTTTTTATAATCTCTCACATCCCCAAACTTATAAAAATATGTTTGCGGTGCGAGTGCTTGTTCAGCATATTGCTTCGCTAATTGTTGAAAAAACTCGTGTCCTAATGGTGGTTTTTTGCTCATAGCCAAATGGCTATCGCTTTGCCTTGATGTTTGATCTTTCAGAACATATTTAAGGCAATATTCAAAACCTTTCCAATCTGGCTCTTGAAAATATGCAAACCCATGTTTCCAATATTTCCAATCTACCCTTTTGTTTGACGTCACTTCTGGCCAATTATCCTGAAAGAATAATATTATATGCCAATGTGATCGTCCTTTTGCGCTACCGTATTCTCCGGTAACGATGTAACGAACTTTATAATTTTTACGCAGTCTTTTGAGAAAATCTTGAACGTCTTTATAAACTAATGTTACTGCATGAACTTTTTCGTGCTCTTTTAATTTATCATCTCCATACGTTAATGTTACTGCGTAAGTTTTCTTTGAAAACTTACTTTCGGCAATGCATCTTCCAACGTAATCGTTAACTCTACGTTTGCGGCATTGCCAGCATTCGCGACACCCAACTTCCGTACCATCATCTAATTTTGTTGGTGCTATGCACATATTTACTGCTGTTCCTGTAGTTTGGTGTCACTAAATGCATATCTTAACAAGGGTAGGGATATCTGGTCGGCAAACGGAACTCCAATACTTGGAGTTTCCGTTCCGTTTGCCTCGTGTAAGTTATTCAACTTACTGTTTTTTATTTGATTTGGTCTTGCCAATTGTCTATTTCCCAATGTGCGGGATCGTAGAAATTCCAATCTCCGCCCCAATCTAATTTAATATTTCTTTTACGCGCTATTTCTTTGCCGACTGCTCCTATACAGTCCCATTCTTTTTTGCTTAATTGCCACGCGCGTGTGGCGTGAATTATATCCACGGCCATTCCATATTGATGCGCGCCAAATCCAGCAGAAGCTTTGCTTCTGCCTTTGTCATATAACTCTTGTTGCCGTTCTGCAGATCGTACAAATTCAAACGCTCGAATTGGTATATTCCGTCGCTTCATTGCTTTGGAAAAGGCTTTCCAAAACTCGATTATATCAGGGTGTACCCCTTGATAATCGTTTTCCGTCTGCTGAATTTTAACCCAGAGTGATTTTGATGCATTAGGTTCTGCTAATGATCTTGCCGCTTCTACGTGTGTTCTATGCACAAATTCGTCCCTGTGCCAGAATTGGATACGGTCAATAAACCGTATCCATCGTAGAAACTTACTCGGGGGTTTCTCCTGCATGTTCTGCTTCTGCCTCTAGTGGCGCTTCAACTACTGTTTCCGCTTCTGCTTTAATTTTTGCAACTTCAGCTCTTAATGCGGCTCTTTCGGCCTGTAGCTGTGCGTTGCGTTGCGTTTCATTATGTTTCATAAATGCTACCATTCGATCAAACTCAGTTGAGTTATTTATGCGTGGCTCTATCGATGTAAAACTTGGTTTATCAGTATTTTCTACTGCTTGATCCAAGTCTGGTATATTTACAAATATATCAGCTGATTTTTCAGCTTTGATTTGCACGTATGTTGTTGCAGGTGCTGTGTATTGAATCTGAGTTTTGCCTGGTAAAGTTGTTCCAACTAAAACTGAATCAGTCATTTTATTGTCGTTTGCTACCCAAACTTCAATATTGCTGTTTGCTGTTACTTCAAATTTTACGTGTCTTGGTTTACTTGAGACAAATTTTAACACTTTGCCTGGTAAAGTTTTTGACCAGGTATTTATATTGCCGTGTTTTATTCTATTCATTTTCTATTTTCCTTTTTAAAATGAGCAGGGGAGGGGAGGGCTCCCCTGCTTTTTATCACTTCGCGATACGTGAGGAATCAACTTGCGAAGTAATTGTGTCGTAATCGCTTGTTGCGTCAGTTTCTTGTAGTCCAGCACCGAATACGGTGTTTCCTACAATTTGCATGTCCGAAAGACATGTAATTTCAAAACTGTCGCTTATTTGGTCAGCAAATACTTTCTTGTGCAAATTTGAACAAAGATAGAAATCTTCGTTCAAACTCGGTGAGGTTTGCTCGGCAGTCCAAATTTTAGCCCTGTCCTCGTCAAATGCGTCATTTGCAGGGCGGTAATATTTACCACCTACGTTTACCGCATCTCTTTGCCACTCATGGTTAAGTGGTGCATAACCAAATGTACCATCTGGTGTTGCATGGATTACGTCAGCGTGATCATTTTTTACAACTGCCACTTTTTCTGGGTCTAATACATCAGACAAATAGTTAGGTAACGTATCTGGATCTGTTGTGTATAAGAAATAATCTTTCTTACGTTCCCAGAGTTGCTCTGGCACAATTTCCATGGTCAGCATAATAATTCCACCTGTGTTTAAAGCGGGAGTTCTAAATGACATATCTACTGTAGCCATACCGTTTGTTGCTGACTTATCCAAATTTGCGCCATCTGTCGCATAACGTTGGTTAAATCCTATCATTGCACGTTGACGACCCAATAGTATTGGTTGTTTTAATGATTCTTCAGGCACCCTGATTCCGCTCATAAGTAGGTCGATAATGTGCTCTGATTCCAAACCATCATAACGTGCTCTTAATTTAGCAAAAGCCGCTGTTTTACGTGCTTGTTCAATGTCAGCTAATGACATTGTTGCGTTTCCGCCTGTTGTTAACTCTGCATATATTTCATCAAATAGATACATATCGCCTTCGTCTATAAGCTCAGCACCAGACATTGCAGGTGAATAACCTAATGTATCTGTTGTTGTATTGTTTGCTGAAGCAGTTCCCGTAATACTATCACGAGAATATTTTGGTGCTTTTATTGGTGCTTGAAATGTTAATCCCGCAAGTGTGACTTGTCCGTCAATTAAATTCTGGTCATAATCTGGTACAATATTTTGCATTCCGTTATTAATCCAAAACGCATCAGCTAATGTGTGATCAAATGCGTTTCTTAATGGTAACGATTTTGATCGTGCTTTGCGTCTATGGTTTACAATTGCATTATAAGATTCAACAATTGTTGTAGTTACATTACTTGTTGTTTGTGAATGTATACCCATTGTTTGATAAAATTGGGCAATTCCACTTGCCGCTTCTGCATCTAAATCTTGGCCATATGTAGACAATGTATTTACTGTATCTGTAGGTACAGCATAAAATTTATTACTTTCAAAAAATGGTATTACACTACCTGCGGCGCCATTTTCTTTTTTATATGATCGGTTTAATTCGTCCATTGATCCGTTAAAACGGTCAAATGCAAGCATTGGTACGAAATGCGCGTAAAGAGTTACGCCTACACCATTCATTAACATTTCTGATGTTTCCATCATTTCAACGTTAACTCTAACTTTACCGCTTCGAACGCCGTCTTCGCGGTGTAACCATTCATACTTCAGTGGCAGGATTTTTCCTGCATCACCCGATGTTAACACTCGGCCTTTTGCACTACGTACAGATTTCTGTACTGCAATAGGTGAGTTTGGTATCATTTCAGTCATTCTCATTTGCGTTTTCTCCTTGCAATGATTTTGGTTATAATTTTTCTTATTTTCTTACACTTGGCGCACATTAAAATTGTGCTTTCATGTAATTGACAAATTTCTTATCTTCTGGCGATAAATTACGTATAGTTCCTAAGGTTTTTTGAGATATTGCACCTGATTTATAATTCATCTGGCTTTGCAATTTTTTTAATTGCTCTATTGTATTTCCTTTGGTTTTCTTTTCAGCTTTGTAACCATACCAACCAAAAGTTTTTCCCAACTTTTCTCGTAATGCTTTTCCTGTAATATCACCGACATGATATGAACCTGCCATTGTTTTAAGCATTCCACCTAATAATAAATTACCCCATTCCATTTCTTCTGTTGGTAATCTCCATTTTCGACCCCATGGATCAACCCACACATGATCAAGCGATTTTTGATTTGCAGAAAAAACGCTATTTCCATCAGTAACAAATTCATATGTAACTGGGTCTTGAACTACGTCATAGATTGCAGTGCTATGTTCTGAATTTAATTTTCCGTTTGATAATTTTACAGGTGCTGTTATATCTTTTCCTGTAATTGTAGGTTCTTCTATTACAGGTGCATTTTTGTTTTTGTGTTTATCATAAGCATCAAATGCATTGAAAAATGCATCTGAACTTAATCGCCCCATAGGAACCTGGTCTCTATAAAATCCTTGTCCACCTGTTGCTCTTAATACTGTTAACGGATTAAATCCGTTTGCAATTGCGTTGCGTCTTAATTTACCTAAATCTGTTCCAGTTTGTCGTGCTTGTAATTTTCTGTCGTCTAATGAACTACCTATTTGATAACCTGCGGCTGCACCTTGTGCACCTCCCATCATTGCGCCGCCTGCGGCTAATGTATATTTAGCCATTCGTCTTGATTCATCTTCAAATGAACGCAATGCTTGTCTAAATTTTGTTCCAAAACCCATATTATATTACTCCCGCGTTTATCAACGTGTCCGAGAATAGGGCTAAACCCATTACTATTCCCGCTACTGTTGCAATAATGATGTCTTTTAATTTCATTTAATCCACCTCCGTGTTATGAGGTCAATCGATACTCCCGCTAAAGCGGTAAATCCCAAAACGATACTTTCAGTTGTACCAACTGCAATTCCTGCGCCCGCAAGCGATGCGCCGAGCATTGTACCACATCTAGTGATAATAGGTTTTAAGATTTGTTTAATTAATAAGATTTGCAATTTTTTTTCCTTCTTATTTAGAAGGGTCTAACTGCTCAATGGCCGATAATATATATTATGATACCATTATGAGACTCATTGTGTTGACCCATACGTTTTTTATAGCTTTGTACATTTGTAAATGTAAAGCCCTTTTTTTAAAAAAGTTTCATTTTTTTACTTTTAACACCAAGGAACATATGTTTTTTTAGACCCTGACCCCCCAGTAGGGGTGTTATTCTTTGGTCTATCTTTGCACCTTATCCGCAAGTCCTTGACCCTAAAGTTTTTGGGGGATTTTTTCCGCTTCGCTAGAGCCTGTTCAGGCGGTGCTGTAGCCGTTCGCTCCCGTTGTTCAACGGGTGGACTGTATATTTCTATTCCCCGTCCAATTCCGCGTACTGTACCTCGGCGTAGGTTCGCCGTCGTT